GGCTGGGGTTTCCCGGATATCTCATTATGGCGCTGTGCGATTGTTATGTCAACGCGCAATAAAAAACCCCGCCGAAGCGGGGTTCCAATCAAGCGAACTTGATTTATAGGGAGTATCAGGACGAACCCGAAGAACCCCAGATACCGAGAGCATCGGACCAACCGAACGAATAACGCTCGCGAGCCTTGTAGCGGACGTTGCCGGTATCAAAGTCGCCGTCCATCGAAGTGGACATCGCAGCACGTTCAAAGTGCTTCAGACCGTTAGGAACGTCGGTCAGCAGGAACCAAGCATTGCTGTCGGTCAGGAAGTGGTTGACCGCGTAGCCGCCCGGAATCGCGCCCATTTTCTTGATCGCGTTGATGTCGTTGTCAGCGGTGCCAACACGCAGTTCGGTGTCGAGCAGTCGCTTGGCGACAAACATCAGTGCCGGGGGGATGATCAGCTTCTTGGGCTTGGCAGCAATCAGAAGTCCGCGCTCGTCGGTCCACGCAGCAATCTGGATGATCGCGCTTTCCAGCGAGGTTTCGTTCAGATCGACGCCAGTCGTCGGGCTGTTGTAGTTGACGCCACCACCAACCAGCGGGTGACCAACACGCGAGCTACCGGAATTGACACCGCACAGCGAGACGCCGTCGCCACCAAGATACGAGCCGCTGAACGCATTGTTCAGAACCGAAGCAGCCTTGACTTGCTTGGTGTACGCCATTGCACGGGCCAAAGCCTTAGTGTAACGGGCAGACAGCGAGTCATACAGGTTGTCTTCAACAGCTTCCTCGGTGATCGAGAAGCCCAGAGCAATCGTCTCGTGGTTGTAGCGGGAGGTATAAGCCTCTTGCGCATTGTCGTACGCAATTGACGCACCCTCGGCTTTCACCGGAGCCGAACCAAAGCCCGAAAGCTTGGTCTCTTCTTCAAAGCTACGCTCCGATTTCTCGGTTTCGTAGATCTCTTTATGCTCTTGACCGTACTGCGAATACTCCATGCCGTACAGAGCATTCAGCCCCGGAAGCAGCTCTTTAAGGAGTTGTGAACGTGAAATAGCCATGATTTACTCCTTACAGGCCGACGTTATTCATATACGAATGGGCGCTGGGGTTGAACTTAACCAGCACGTCCGTGTACGAATCACCGGGGGTTGAGGCAAAACCGACGATGCGGAACGCAGCGGCGGCAGTCTGGACAGTTGCGTCCAGAGCCGAAGTCGAGTTACCAGTCTGGGTCGAACCCGTGCTGGTGGACTGAACAGCGGCAAAGAAGGTGTTGTTACCCAGAACTGTCTGAGCGCCAGAACCATCCAACTGAGCTTGGAAAACGACGTTAGGATCAGTCACGACATAAGCCTTGACCACACCAGTCGTGCCAGACGGGTAGTACTGGCTATGAATCACCTGACCTTGGGCGTTGACATATTCGCAACCAACGAACACGCCGACAGCACCGACACCAGAACCACCGAGGTTGTTCGTAGTGATGTCAGCACCGGTAGCGGTCGAGATGGCGAGATAGCCGTCAGACCCGATGATCACAACCTGACCATTAAAAATGTTGGTAGCTTCGCCAGCCGGATCGATGAGGAATTGCTCAGTCGCGCCAGCATACGGCATGCCATCAACTCGCTTGACGGGACGCAGCCCGTAGGGAGAAGCAGTATTTGCCATTTAAGACTCCGAATTAATTACCAGAACCAAACCCGCTACCACGGCTTGAGGACGATTTACGGTCCGAAAACAGCGGCATGCGAGGGTCATTATTTCGCAGGAAGTGGTTATCAACCGACTCCATCTGCTGACTAGCTTGGGTGGCAAAATACTCATCACGGGACTTAGCCAGTTCAGCAGGCATCTTGCATAGCATCAACCCACCAATCTCGACATTACCGGAAGTATCGCCAGTAAGCATTAATTCCGGGTGATCCGCAGCCTTGACCGGCTCCCAACCTTCACGCAGCTTTTTAGATACGTTGGTCGGGTCGGCTACTCCGAGAATATGCGTAGCAATCCATCGATACACATAACCCGGTTCGGGCGTAGGGTCCGGAAGGGCGCTCGCCGGTCTATAGACCATACGAGCATTATTTGCGCGTGAGTTCAGTTCACGAGGGGTGCGAGTTTCAGCCATTTTGTTTCTCCAGTTTTGCCATTTCCAGTGCGTACTGCTGATTGGTTAGACCCAGACGTTTTGCCAACGCAACCTGTGTCGCGGTCAGTTTGATCTTGCCTGCGCTTGTTGAGCGCGATGCTGGCGCAACCACTGTACTTGGCCTCCGAGAGTTAGACTTCGACTCAGTTTCCCCAAATACCTCGGGGAATTTTCCTTTAACGCGAGCGTCAATTTGCTCGAAATACTCATCAGACCGAGGATCCACCCCGGAATTGACTAGCTTTTGATGCAGCCCTAGTGCGTAGCTGGTAACTTCTTCGTGGCCCGGAGAACCGAACCATTGATTCCTAGCTTGCCACCGAACAGTTTTTTCGTCAAGTTGTTGTCGAGTTTGTTGCGGCGCTTGATATTGCTGCTGCTCTGTATATAACAGGTTTTTTTCAGCTTGTTGAGCGGCTTGTTTAAACTGCTGTGCTTGCTGCGCTTTAAATTTAGCATCGGCTAGCGATTCTTGTGCTTCTACAATAGCATCGGCATCAAAGCTTTCATGAGCCTCTTTAAGCTTTCGCTTTGCCGCTTCTAGCTCCAGACTAACGGCAGAAGTGTAGGTATCCGCGTGTTGCTGCGTACCCTGCGCCTGCGCCATTTTAAGGCTGCGGTTTTCGCTAATCAATTGCTGAGTAATACGAGCAAGCTCTTCGCGTTCGCGAAGAATTGCTTCTTTAGCACGGCGCTCGTCATGGCGAGCATGTGTAAGCTCTTTAATACGCCGCTGAACCCCGGAAGAATATGCGCCAAGCTCCTCGTCCGTAGGCTCTTCGATATCCCGATCAAGGGGTTTTCGCCCACGATCTTTTTCAGGAGTATCGTCTACGACCTCAATATCTACCTCAAGCTCATCAGCAGCTTCTACCTCACCGCCGTCAGCGCTAGTATCAATCTCATCCTGTTCATCAGGAAACTTAAACTCGTCAGACATATCAATCTCCTTAAGCGCGTGTTAGTCCACGCGGATCTTGCACAACGGCGTCTACCTGATCATCGTTCAGAAGACGGAACTCTTTGCCAAATAACTTAAACCGCGTACCAGAATATGTACGGGTGAGAATGAAGTCGCCTTCTTTGCACCAAGGGCCAGACGAAAACTTGTCTTTATCCTTATATGCTTCTGGGCCGACTTTTAGTACAAACAATACCGTAGTGGCATGCTCTTCCTGTTTCATGAACGTATCGGCTTTAACTAGCGTCGAGTTATCAAACGTCTCAGAAACATCCGGGACGATACACAACAGACGCCATCCGGTCGGAACCGGCAACTGCGTAGCCTTTTGCTCGCTAGTAGCGTTCTCTTCGGGTTCATCCAGCGGAACAATAGGCTCAGGAAGGCTAATGCCCGGAGGCAAAATAATTTCACTCATCGGAGTTTTCCACCTTTTCAAGCAGGTCAATGATGTAACGCTCAGCGAGGGCTAGACCTGAAATTAGCCCACACAGTTTTTGATACTCGTCAAAGCTGCGACATGCCCCACCAGCCAGATCATCGGCGTAGTTGTTCATGTCGGTGCGTATTTTTTCGCGCAATACGCGGGCGAAGTCTTGAATCATTTAAGTCCTTAGCGGATTACTCCGTTGGTTTTTGGGGTTGTCGGCTTTTAGCCAAATCCCGTGAGTGCGCCAAAACCCTTTCTGCCCGTTTAGCGCTACTGTCTTGCTGATGCCGATCATTTTCTGCGGCTAATCTTGCTGCGGCTGTTTGTTGCGAAGCTTCTGCTTTCTCACGCTCGATCTCAAGCTTGTCAGCCTGTCCAGCGGCGTTAAGAGCCAATTTACGCTCTTCCAACTGCATGCGTTGAGCGGACTGCTGTGCTTCCAACTGCGCTCTCTGCATGGCGATCTGAGCATCCAACTCGACTTTTTTAGCCTTAAGCTGAACCTCTTGCATCTTGATCTGCAACTCTTGCTGCTGCATCTGCACGATGGGATCTTGAGCAGCCTGCTGAGCCTGCTGCTGTGCTGCCTGTTGTTGCGCTGCGGCAAGTACTTGCTGAGCAGCCTGCGCAAGCATCGCGCTAAGTGGACGCTCGACTTCCGGCGGAATGTTCTGATCCGTATCCGGGAGCGACATGCCAAGCTGCTGTTCAACTCGCTGCCGGTATGACATCGCTACGTGTTCGGCAATGTGATCTGCTAACGCGGCTTGAATCTGCGCAGCCTTCGGGTTTTGTCCGATCAACCGGGCAACCGACGGGTCTTGCAGTAGCCCCATGTGAACCGCAATGTGGGCATTGTGATCCTGATTACGGAACGCTTTTGTTGGCTCAAGCTTCAGGACTGCCATGTTCTCAGACACGGGGTCGGTAGGCTTCAGATCCTCGGGGAGCGGTACAAGCTTATCTGCATGCTTAATGCCCAATACCTCAAGCATCCCACGATGCAACTGCGGCATGTCGTAAATATCCGGAGCCATCTGCGCCA